CCTCCCCAAAATCCAAATTGAGCAATGGAATCCGGTGTAGGAGTTTTCCATTTGTAATAATTCTCGGAGAAAGCCTGGGCTCCCACTGCCTCTGGTATATACCCAGCCATAATGGTATGGCCTTGACCTATCACCATAGAATCAAGATGCTCTTTGTTTTTCTTTGTAAATTTACTCATCTTGCTTTAGTATTTTGGTCTCCTCGAGAAGGAGCCGGGTTATTCTTATCTCTTGACCTACGAGCAGATTGGTTTTTATCATCTTGCCTTTGTTTCTTCTTAGTTCCTTCTTGGGGGTCTATATTACCTCCCTTAGCAAATTGGTCCTCAAGTGAAACTCTTGGTTCTTTCTCATCAGGAGAATCATAACCCATTGCCCAAGCATATTGCTCTTGACTAATGATACCAGCCTTATACAATAAGTCAAGGTTCTGTATCTTATACTGAAGACCTTGTTGGATTTTAACTTCATCAGAAACTGTAGAAGTTCCCCAATCAATCTTCATCCCCTTATTATTAAAGCCTGCCAGACGCAGTTCTAGAGAATAAAGTCGGTCTAATACATAAGCTACAAGCATTTGGATATTTTTTAACTGGCTAATCATCTTAGACAGCATTATACCAGTTGCACCTTCACCAGTAGTAGATGATACCCCAATGATAGAGCCATTAACTCCCAACCCATTTGCTACAGATTGTTGGTTCATATTCCAAGGCTTCTCGATATTACCGAGCTCCTTAGTAGTAGAATTTAGTTTGAATTCATGGTCATCTATGTAACCAGCAACTACTCCATCCTTCATACCCTCTTTAACATTACGTTTGAGGATATTGAGTTCATGGTATAATCTGGATTCATAAGATTTGATACTCTCATTTGGCCTTTGTGGAGATTTCTGCATCTTAGCTTCTAAGAAACCAACCATACCACAAATCTCCATGATATGTTTGAAGTTAATCTTCATATCATTTTGTCCTTTGAGAGAATCCAATGCAGGCATAAATGGAGGAACTCCATAAGGTTCATCGGTATCATTGAACATACCAACATAGAAGTAGGTTTCTGGGTTAAGCTTAATGTAATCTTGTTGCTTAACAAAGAAATTTATATTCTTTTGGTAAGGAGCATACACCCCATTTAATTCACGTTTAAACTTGATGTGTTCTGGCTTAAGGAATAATACAGTAGCCAATCCATCAAGCTTGTCATTTGGTACGCCTTCTACAGATATTGCCCCACTTACAAGAAGTTGAACAATCATTTTATTAACTAAACCATCTATACCAGCAGTATATCTGGTCCATCCCTTGGTGGCTTTCTTAAGATGTTCTCTCATCTTTGAAGCCTCTTCATCGGTATTATTAGGGAAAGTTACTGTATGACTGGTGTTAGCTAACTTAAACATATCTTGCAATGCGATGCCCATATCAGGATTTACTTTATATAAATCCCGAATTAAAGGTATCACATCAACACGAAAAGAGGGTTCAACTAATTTAGTCAACCCTTGTAATGATGTAATTAAGTTATCGCTATCATCGTCAACTGAAACCCTACCAGGTGAAATCGATGTGGCAGGCTTCTCCTCTTTATTAGAGGATGTACCATTCTTGGGAGGGTCCTTCTTACGTCCCAAACCCCAACTAAAATTGAAGTACTTTTTCATCTTGGTTGTACGATTACGTTAGTTTTTCCTTTCCTTATGTGATTACATATTGCTTTTCCAAAGATATCATCATCGGCATATACATCTCCTTCAAGGTCTACATCTACCGCTGAATTATTAGCCCTATGTTTACCCATTGCAACAGGTCTACCTAAACCATCATAGATGAAAGTATAAGCTTCTTGTACAAAGAATGGATCCTTAATGATTACATGATCTAATCGAATATCTTCTTCCAAGTTCTCTATTATCACTGAACGATTCTTTTGGGTGGTTAACCAACCAGGGGATTTATCCATTTCAGGTCTACTTTTACCTTTTTTCTTTAGCATCTTCTGGTAGTAGTAAAGGTTAGGGTAGCCTTCGTCTTGAAGCTTAGAAGTTACTGATAAACCAACGTCATTGGATTCTGGAGCTATTACTGCCCAGTTAAACAACTTCCCAGTATCACCAAGTAACTTAGCATAAGCTCCCACTGCCATTCTTCCCTTATATACTACTTGTTCTTCTCCTAGCTTATCCATACAAGTAAATGAAGAGTAGTCAGAAGCTCTACCAGTTGAAACGTCTGCACCAATGAAATATTCTTTATCTGATTCGGGTTCACAGAATTGTCGGTATTGACCATTAAATCTCTTCTTAATAACTGGGTAATCACTAAGGCAGTCTTCGATAGCTTTAATATCGGCTAAGTCGAAGACTGTATTACCAGATGATAAGAAGTCACCATCAATTTCTTGTGCAGTTCGTTTTGCTCCCAAAGCAGAAGACATTTGGTTATACCAATTGATATCTCGTTCTGGGTGCATTTGCCAGTATAATCGAATAGCATTGAAAGGATTACCTCCTGCAATGGCATCTACCCAAGTTGAGTGATAGAAATTACCAACTCCATAGGGAGTGGAATTGACGATGGCAGCTCCACCAGTGGAAAGAGTAGGGAATGCAGCAGCCCAAATTTGAGCAGCCCATCTTACTACTGCTGCCTCGTCAATTACCAGAAGAGAAAGGGATTCCGAACGACCGGCTTCGGATGATGTCGGAATTGATTCAATAAATGACCCATTATCAAATTCTATCATGGAAGCAGAACCGTATTCTCCAGCTCTACCATTGATTATGGGAGTTTGAAGGTACCATGGAAGATTCTTGTACATGAACTTAATCTTCTTAAGCACCTTCTTAGCAGTTGTGTCTTTGATAGAGATAATGTTTATCTTTTTGTTGGGATGGTACATCGCCAACCAAAGACAGTACATAGAAATAAGTTCTGTAATTCCTGCCTGACGGAATTTGAGAATGATATTGAATCGTTGGGCAATGAAATTGTAGAGAACTGATTTCTGAAATGGGTATAAATCAAATCTTACCTTTCCTCTTACTGGATGTATCACATAGCAAAAAAGGCTAAAAAAGAAAACATCACTAGAAACTCGGGATAGGTTTGATAGCTCCTCCCGAGTTAATGTAGTTCTAGTTTCTGAGATAGTCTTTGCCATTACTTAAAAGTTATACGTTATTTGAAATTCGATGTCAGTACCCATCCCTGATTTTATCTTCGGATAGTAAAAGGTATTGACTCCGAATTTGTAATTAAATCTCTTAGTCTTGATTGAAAGACCAGCTCCCATATCGAAGAGATTATTGAAAGGTCTATATTTGCCATAAACGTATGGACTAAGTGATAACCTTGCAACTTTCTTTCGAGTTAATTGACCTTCATACCAGTTGTAGTTGTACTTATCTAAGTCGATTGGGAATAGTCTAGTTGAATAAGTGTTAGTCTCCTTATTGAACAGACTTAAGTTCAACTTATCTTTCTTCAAAACAATTTGAACCAGGGAATCTTGGTTACTGATAACTGGCTGCCTTAGCATGGAATCAGGAAAGAGAGTTGGCTGCTTATTATCATGAACTAAGATTTTACCTGGTTCAACTTTTTCTGAGTACTTCTTCTCTGGTTTGAAGGGTTTCTCTGTGTATACTGTATCTGGGATTTCATTGACCGCTAGTTCCAGGGAATCAACCTCTCGAGAAAGTTTGTAATTCCTGAAGCAAAGGTAAATAGTAAATCCTAGAAGTACAATGAACAAGGCCCTCTTAAATGTCTTCATACTTGATGAATTTCTTAATCTTACTCTTCAACCAATAACGTTCTACTGGACTTAAGTTTGACTTAATGATGTGGAACTTGAATTGAAAAGTACTTTTGGTTTCAATAATCTCAAAACGTATCGAAGGTAAATTCCGATAAATAATCCGAAAGAACTTAATAATGTTGTTAATGTTCAATTCGGTAATTTGGTACTTTACATTAATCATTCTCATAATTCGGTGTATTAAGTTTTCAAAAGTCGCACGCTTTAATGATACTATCTATTCGGTAATCGCTTAGCGATTACCTTTATCGAACGAAGTGAGATAATATCCAAATATACTACTTACGATATGATATATGAATAGATATATATACGTAGATAAATATATAGATATATATACGTAGTATATTATATATCTATATATTTCAAGGCACCTCAGAAACTTATATATAAGACTTTATATATAAAGCTGAAACTCAAGGTTCTTAGATATTTGCCTTTTTGAGGCATTTTTTGAACCAAATACCTATTTCCCCTACTGCCCCTTTGGCAATTGTATATCTTGCCTTGTTAAGCCAATAATGGTAATCCTTAAAATCACCCTCGAAGGTATCACCATTTTTGTGAAGGTAAATTTCGAATTTATCAGGGAATCCCATAATTGCCTTGAAGTCTTCGATTCCCAAGGGGTATCCATCTGGTCTAAATTGCCTATCTGCAGGTCTGAGAGTTAATGGGGGTTTATCATACTCTAATCGATATACTCCTGGAAGAGTACTCATCTTTGCAGTTTTGATAGGCCACTTCTTTTCATCTTTAAAATCTCTAACCCAGAGTCTATGTATCTTTGCTACTGTGAGATTCTTCTTCTCTGGAAGCTTCCGATAGTCATACATTGCCAGAGTTTTACTCATGAATGGAATCTGGTTAGTATTATTTTCCTGAGAGAATGTGAGGGGTTTTAGTAGATTTCTAGTAGTTGTTGGAGTTTTTACTTGAAATACTTCATCAAAAGCATTCAAGTATTTCTTACCGGTCTTTTTATGTACTCCAATGATGAGTAATCGCTTCCTTGACTCCTGAGAGTTTCCATAGTCTAAAACAGACCTTTCGTGAAAAATTAATTTATAGTCTTCAAAGGTTTTTTGAAGATATTCTTTTGGGAGCAAAGATAGCAAACGAGGTAAGTTTTCAATAAGAAATATCTTAGGTTTATAATGTAAGATTGATTGAATTACTAGATTCAGGGATTTATTCTCTTGGGGATTGCCCAATTCTTTTACTTTTGAAAGCCTCATAATAGAAGATGCTCCACAGTCTGGACTTGAAAGTATGATGTCTGGCTTACAATCTGGGAAGGTTTCATCTTTATAATAGGGTATACCACCAAAGTTCAATTTCCACTGCTCTAAGCCTTTAGTATAAAATACTCCTCGAGTTTCTATATTAGCTATCAAATTCTTTCTAAAAGGGAACAAAAGGATGCCTGCACCAGCAGACACCCCTAATACTTTTAATTTTTTCATTTCTTGTAGCTTCTCAATTTAATGTACTTAATCCAAGCAAATGGCTTACGGTCTTCCAAATAACTCAGATTCTTATCATTATTGTGGGCTTCTTCTTCGAAACTTACATCATGATATCTTTCGTTCTGTTTATCCCACTTGGCAAAGCACAGGATAATTAGGTATTCGATAACATACCAAAGGTAGAAGAATCCAAAAGTCAGAGCCACTACCCACCAAAAGGATATACCAAATGATAACCAGAGTATGATACCAAGTACTAAACCCACTATACTACATTCAATCTGCTGTATCTGATGAATACATTCATGATTGATATCATCGGGTTTACACTCTTCTACTTTGTGTTTGAAGAATGAGTTATACACCAGAGTAATTGCTTTGTAACTGGGGAAAAGAAATACTTTTGCTACCCAGCTGTTAAAATGACATCTTTTCATAATTTATCTTTGAAGTTTTCGTAAGCATTTCTTAGTTTTTGATCGTAGGCATTCTGGGCATACCCGGGACCATTGTATTTTCTGGCAAAGCCAGCCCAGTCCTTTTCTTTGAGATTACTCAAACAACCAGAGTTTTTCATGAAATAATACATGAGTTCTAGTTGATTTGCATGAGATTCTGACATCTTATGAACGAATTCGAAGACATCTTTACATTCACAGAGGTTGTGATTGAACCCACAAATCTGGAACATACCCCAACTTGCAGACTTCAATGCACATTCTTCGTCAATTTCTTTGGCTAATTCGAGTCTCTTATACTCGTGTACACCTCCCAAATACTTCGATTTATCCCATTTAGGGAAGAAAATCGTAGAATATCTCTTACAAAGGTAAGCTAAATCTCTGTCAGGGAATTTCTTATGTACTTCTTTGTACATAATGTGACCCTCAAAGAGGATTTGAGGCCTACCATCAGCTAAAAACCCATCTCTACCTGCTGCTTCTACCAATTGAACAGCTTTCAATAGAGCAGGTTCTAGACCTAAGCGAATAGCAAGGTCTTTAATCATTTCATTTGTTAGTTTATCCATAACTTATCAGTTTTAATGGTTCAATTTTAGTAACAAAAGTATTGCTTATAACCCATTTTCAATATGTTTAGAGGTTCTATTATCATATATAACTTATAAAATAATGCAATATGGACAAGAAAAATGAGTGCCAGATATGTGGCAAACCAATTAATTTAGAGGAATTCGATGAAACTAAAGAGATTCCCCAACTTATGGCAAGAAAACAAGTTTGTTTTCAATGCGCTTTTTGGTTTAATCGATTAGCTTATGATAAAGAGCTTGAGAAAGAGGGTAAAATTGCGGTAATTACTCCAGATTATTCTCACTGGGTAACTAAAATTCCCGGAAATATTTTAATGGTGCCCTCGGCTTTTGGTGGTATTTACCAAACTAAACTCCAACCAGTCAACACTCTTGGTGTTATTGATGAAGACCGAGAGAAACTTTTCATTATCCGTTATAATAACATCACTCACCAAGGCACTATACCAGAACATCTAAGAAAGCTTTTTAAAGTAAACGGAGTAATTCTATCTCCACAGGAATACAAAATGCTAGAAGATTATCGGGGCAATGCCTATGAATTTATTAAAAATATGATTGATAATGCAATAAATAAGAAATAATTTCGTATATTTGCATAAAGAAAAATTCTTAATAAATAAAGATATGAAAAAAGAAAAGAAAGAAATCAAAAAGCTCAAAGAGGGGGATGAGGTTCTCTTCACATTATCGGGAAGACCCATCATTGAGAAAGTTACAGTGGAATCTATTGATAAAAAAGGTGGATTCGCAATGCTCAGTAACCGAGTAAAAGTTGCAAGAACCTTGGGTCCTGATGATACATATCCAAGATTGGATGGGCAAAAGGGAGAAGTTCGTCCGCTTACCGAAGAAAATGAAAGAGTATTCCTTGCATATAAGGCCTATTTCTCAATTAAGAGAAACATAGAATTACTTGATAAGGGGATGAGAAGTATGAAAGATTCGAAAGCTTTCGATATGATGATTGAATTTGATAAGAAGCTTACCAAGATTATTAACAAATACCTCAAAGAACAATGACTACAGTATTAGCAATAATTTACTTGGTATGTTTGCCATTCACGGTATTTTTTGTAAGGGCTTGCTTGGATTATTTACCCTATACTCACAAAATACACTCTCTCGTTTTATTCATCTCGGTATGGATAGTATTACCTCTATTTCCGATTTATCTATTAACCAAGTACCTAAAACATAAGTTGCTATGAGATTCTTTTTTGATAGAGACGGTGATTATGCTGGGACATCAATGCAAGGGTGGGAGATAATTCTCCTACTCTTATTCCCAATTACATTAATAATCTTCTTCGTATTCTTACCTTTCTTCATATTATATAAGTATGATTCTAGAGAAGAAGATAAAAAATACGAAGAAGAACATCCAGAAATACTAAAAGTAGATTCTTATATTACTTGCTGGTATCCCTGGCATAGGTATTCTGTTGCATATACTTTAGCTTTGATATTTTGGGTATGTGGGTTACTAATTAGCCTACTGAATTAATTATATGATGCTTACATCATATATGTACTTAGAGTCTTCTTGAGGAGAGTAACCATAATCTACTACTTGAGGATTAGCTCCATTTTGAATGGCAAAGGTATTTCTTGAAATTGCACTACCTTTGGCTAAAGTATAAATATACTCTCTTACATCACCAGATGATACACCATATTGAATCTGTAATCTAAAGGTTATATTGCTATCTACTAGTTGATCTGACCTTATATCACAACTGGCAGAGGTGTTAGAGGTTGGGCTTTTAAATACACTTATTGTGATGTTATTTGTAATTTTAGCCGTAGTTTGAGTTACTGGTATACTCAAGTTAGCATCCCCACAGGTTAAGAAGATATGCTCTGAACGGTTAGCTCCAGTTTGATTACTCGATAAAGCGGTCAGGGATAACATGTAATAGTTCTCAGGAGTACCCACTGGGGCAACGGATACTGCGCACCAATCGGGAGCACTACCCACATGGGGAGTTTCTGGCTTTTTAGACCCATCACTACCATTTAAATAGGCCATCACAAGAATTTGAGCAGTATTACCTTTATTACTACCTAAAGGCAATGAGTTTGAAACCATTTTTATGTATCCAGTATAGGTAACACCGGATCCCTGAGTTACTGTGAGATTGATTTTGTTATTAGACCCATTTTGGGTAAATGTCAGAGTAGTAGACCTTGAGGACCCAGTATTTTCTGAATAGTTAATTTTTACATCTAAGTAACCATTTCCAACGGTAACTCCTCCCCAAGTAGCCCAACTTACGGAGGCTGAGTCCAAAGTACAAGAGGGTGTAGAGGTTGAAACTACTTTGCCATTTACCAGTTTCCTTTTGAGGGAAGTGATACGGTAGGTTACAGTACCACCTTTTGAAGATACAGTATCTGTACCTGTATCTGTAATTGCACGTGCTAGTTTGAATAATGTTTTTTCTTCCATATCTTTATAAGTTTTTGGTTTATAGAAAGAACTTTGATATTGTAATCTGCCAGAGGGATAAGGTGGATGAGAGCCAGGGATATTTGGTCTCTGGTTTCTCTGTGTGTTATGTGGGCATGTGTGGTGTGGGATATCTTGGCATGCCCTTAATGCGAAGAGCGATTTTTGTGGGGTAGTAAAATATGTAATTTGCCTTCAAGGTACCTCTTATAGCGAAAGCTTCGAAAGTTGTGGTACTAAATGGGGCGTACGGTTACGTTAAATTTAACATTTGTAAATAAAAAGTAAGGGACAAACTTTTATGTGTCCCTTTGCTTTCTAATTATCTACTAAATGATTATTTAAATTTTCTTTAAATTGTTCATTTAAACAATAACATAAATATAGTAAAAAAGTTTTAAAAGAAAATTTTTTATAAATTGTATATTCAACTTCATTTAAATAGTTCATACTTATTTGGTCAATCAATAGAAATTGCTCTACATTAATTAATTGAAAAGTTTGCACATCAATAATAGTAGATATTATTCTATGATTTGACTTTAAAAGAATATAAACTACATATAAAGCACTAACAAAAACAGCTAATAAGATAACAAACAAAATTAATAACATAATAATTTTATTTTTATGATAGGGAGTAAAATTTTACTCCCTATCTGAATTTTGTTTTACTTCATTGATTTTTTCACGATTTCGAGACCTTTTATTAATATCGCTTTCTTTTCTTCTTTAGTGTTTTCGCTTGCAATTGAAGAAAAAGAAAAATCGTTTATTACATAGACTTGTTTATAAAAATCTATAAAGCCATCAATTAGTTTTTTATCTGCATTGTTTGCAATCGTTGAAAGAAAATTGAAAGTTACATTTCTGAACTTTTTGCGTAACGATTTGATTTGCTTTTCGTTTGCACCCTCAAAAAGTTCTTTTTTGTAAATTTCTGTTTTTGTCCCTAAAGAAGTTTTGAAAAGACCTGCATTTTTTTCTTTAACGCTTTTCAATACGTCTAAAGCAATCAAACTATTTGCTTTTGCGTTTGCACTTGCTTTTTCTACATTCACTTTGTTAATTTGATTTTTCATAATAAAATGCTTGAAAGTTTTATTATTAATTATTTTTATTACCTTTTCAAATAGACTTTCAAGACTTTTTTAACTATTTTAATAAGGTAGTATTTGTTTCATTTCTGTATTGCAAATATAAGAACTATTTTTTAATCTACAAAATTTTTAGAAAATTATTTTCTTAAAAAGTTTTAATTAAAAATTCATTCAAATATCACTTTGTTTTTCTCACATTGCAAAGATACGGACTTTATTTTAATCTACAAACATTTTCAAGAAAAATTTTTGAGAAAATGAATAATTTTATTTTCAAAATTATTTTTGTGAAAAATTCATAAAATAGAAAATATTGTGCACTTAATATTTGCACTTAATTTTGGGGGTTCACAAGGGTAATCTTCACACGCCTTGTAGTGGGCATATATGATATGTATATGGAATAATCCTATATGGCTTATGCCTGTCCTCTTGAGAGTGTATTATATACCTGTATATTGAAGGCCATTAATCGACTAAGGTGATAAAGAATTAAGGCCGATTAGCTATATCCCTATTATTGCCCTCTATAAACCTATTAGGTCCTAATTCAATAAGGCCCTATAGGGACTATGGTAAGCCTATAGAGATTAGGATAGCCTATAAGGGCTTACTAAGTTAGCGTAAGTAAAAACCCAGGTACCTAAGTTAGGCCTGGGTTAAGGTATTAATCGAAGTATACCTGAAAGTTTATATACTCGATGTTGAAGGTAAAGTCGGGTTCAATTTCCTCTGGGTCAGGGATTTCGGATGAGAATTCCATAAGGCAATCATCTGTGTTAAGGTAGATAGATATTTCCTTAGCTTTCGATTGCATTAGTTCTGGCAATATCAAATCGAATTGTGAAAGTGAATTGGCAATGTAGGATGCCCATGGATAATCCTTATCGTAATTTACTAGGGTAAGGATGATGAGGTTTGAAATTTGATTAATTGTTTTCATACGGCTATATTTAATTAGTTATTATTACAATGCAAATATAAATATAATATATTATATATGCAATAACCCTAATTACCTTCGTAGGTTATTAAGGGCCTTGAATTATATTTGCCTAAATCTCCGAGGCCATGAATGGAGATTGCCATTTACCTTCCCTACCTATAACATTATATAATACCTAATGGCTCTCGGTAATCTAGGTACCCCTAAATCACAAAATTGTCCTAGAATACAAAAGTTAATGCTAATATAAATACTAAGCAAATAAAGTACAGAGTTACTAGGAATATTACCTAAATATGCCCCTTGAAGGCCTTAAATCCTATAAACCCTTTAGCCCTAAAACCTAACAAATAATTTGCCTTGATTACCAAATCTTATTACCTAACCCCAACCAATATCTATTATATAATACATAATATAATAACTTGGTGAAGGTAATCAAGGCAAATTAATAATGGCCATTAATCGACGATGTACTAAAGCTATACTACCTACATACATAGAAGCTACATAACATATCTGTATTATATAATCCCCTACCTTCGAATTACCTTGAATGCAATCTATAATATAATACATATAAAGGGTACTCATGGCAATCGGATTTAGGGGCCATTAATGGTCGGATTTATTTGCCTTTTTAGGCCTTTTTGAGTTTGCCTTTAAAGTGTGTAGTAGAGCTATATGGTATAGTGGCTATATAGTGAGTTGAGTGGCTTTGTATAGTAAGTTTAAGTTGCCTAGCCTTGTTTGCCTAAATCCCCAAAACCCCCGGCGAGGTACCTTGATATATGTATTTGGTATTATTATATTAGTAGATGGTATATGGGTTATAGATGGGATAGGTATTATATTATGTACCTTAGTTAGGTATTATGTAACATAGTTAGCGTTAGTATGATTTTTTTTTTGTTTTTGGGTGGTGTGGGAGGTACCCGGTATTTATTCCAGGTACCTTGTGGGTATTTATTCGATTAGGTATACCTGTATGAAGGCATATACTAAAAGGATTATGATTAAATTCATTCTGTAGATGAATTTCTTTGTTAGGTAGGCTTCTTCATTTAGGATTAGGAGCCAGATCGTTACGATGAGTAGAATTAGTGATTTCATAATTTTTAGTATTATTGTATGTACCTTGATATAATCCTATATGTGTAGGATACCAGGATTAGTGATGAGGTGTATAGGGTTAGGATTATTAGCTGTGAGATGATATACCTTATTTTGTTTGTTGGGTGGGTATGCTTGTAGGCTTGGTATATTTTCTCATTGCGTATGAGGGTTAGGATGGTGACTACGGATAGGATTATTCGGATTATGTGATAGAGGATGTTCATTTCTTTTTGTTTCTTAGTTTCTGTTGGGTACGGAGTAGCTTATTATACTGGGCTTGGGGATCACTTAGGTATAGAGTGTAATCCTTTTTGTTACTGCCCGGATTAGGGAAACATTCTGTCCAAGTATCTTGGTGGGGTATGTATATTAGGTCTTTCTTTTTCATGGTAGTGATATTATATCGATTATGGTTATTATCGCTTAATGGGATTTGTAATATTTCTCTTATCTGTAATCTTATGTGTTCGGAGTGGAGGTGGTTGTTGTTTATCTCTTGGTTGGGGTACCTTAGGTATGGGTTAAGTTCCTCGGTTCTGTATGGGATTACCATTTCCTCTGTGAATCCCTCTGTGTATTCTTTAGTGTGACCTGGTACCTCGAAAGATACCAGGAATTTCCCTTTTGTTAGCATGGCTTTATCTCATTGGTTAGTATTCGGATATCGGTATATTGATTCATGTATTCTCTTTCTGAGGATATGTCTAGCCATTCCCATCCGATTGGATATTGGTTTACTGTTATTGTTGGTTTCATGATGTTAATTGAGTTGAGGGTTAAACATTTGTTTTGGTTGGCATAATAGGCAGCAATGAGGATAACCTGCTTCATCGAGGATTCCCAGTATAAGATATCGATTGGTATCTCTGGGAATTTCGAAATAGAAAGCTGGTTTCATGTCGCCATCTATGAATGTAAAAACTATCTGAGTGTTTTCTAGTAACCCATTTAGTTGTACATGAGAAAGGTAGTTATAAATAGCTTCCCTTTGATTTCTTGGGTTTTTATCCCATAAGATGAGCATATCGTCATACCAATTTGGATTATCGCATAGCTTTTTAAGTTGTTGTTGAATATACGGTGTCATGATTTGAAGTAATAATATAAGTCCTCGATTAGTTTATCCTGTTCTTCCCATATAGTATCTGATACTACGTATTCTGATACGAAATAGTTATAGAAAGGCCCAAATAGTATTTTTAATACTATGTCCTTGAGTTCGATATTGAGTTGTTCCTCTTCTTCGGTAGAACTGGGTTTGATTGCCTGAAGTTCTGCCTTATAGGATGCCGTAACGGCATCCTTTAGGGTTTGAATATATTCTGGGTTAGTTTCCTTGAGAATACTTAATTGTGATTTGAGTTCTTTACTTATCATGGGGCTTAGCGATTATGGATATGAATCCCTGTGGATATTGAGTATAGAATATTTGATAGTTCCCTGTGGGCAAGAAGACTTGCATTATGTTTGCAAGTAATGGGTAGATTTTCCATTGGTTTTCCTCTAGAAAGTTATTCCAGTCATCGAATTCTTCTGGATAATTACCTGATAGTTGGATATGATACTGTTCTTGGTCAGCAATAAATAAATTGGTTACTACCTGAATTTCATCTGATTCCTTTTTGTATTGGGTGATTGGATACCAGATGCCTTCGGTTTTCCATTTATTAAGTTGGAACAGAGACATGCCCTGTTCCAGTACGTTGAGTAATTTATATAAGTTTACCATAGTGATTATTTATTATTTAAAATTATTTGAGAAATATTTCTCACTGCAAATATACAAAATTATTTCTAAACTTGTTTCTATAATTACTTTTATTTTTATAAATAAGGAGGTTCTGGGAGGTGTTTTGAGTGCCTCCCAGAAGATTTTGTTAATATAATTCATCGGCCAATAATGGTTCCTTGGGCTTATTTAATTTCTCCTTTGAACGTCTAGTAGCCCAATTCTCGTAGGGTTTGTAACTGAAGGTACGAGTTGTTTCATCGTATGCAGCATATACCATTTGTTTACGGGATATTCTCCTTCCGTAAGTTTTCTTAAGATTAGCAAACCAATCTAGATACTCCTGTAAAGAGTTAAAGATTTCTTTGTTCCCGTCTAAATCATTTTTAGGACGGGTTTTCCATGTTGCTTCTATATAGCATTGGTGTAAAGTGATTGAAATAAAGTATCGGCACCAGCTACCACCAAAGATAGTGCCCGTGGAGAATTCTATCTCCCGAGCAACTAATGGACTAACGTTATACTTTGTCATGCGATTGAGAAATTAAGTTGGAAAATCCAGTTGTTTCTATCGAGTTGATTGAATGATATGAACCTCCCATCGTTATCGGTAAATTCATTCATGAATTGAACTGCAGCAGATGCTAATTGCCCCTTATAGGGATTAGTATCGGCAGTTATTATTGATTCGAAAATGAAAGAATAATAGGTAGTATCATAGATTTGTACCTGATTAATATCCAAGCAATTGAGTTTGTAATCATCCTCTAGTTTGATTAAGAGTCCCATTAGGAAATTAAGAAGACTACCCTTTTCATCGGAGTCAAGTTCAAATGTAGATTTCTTTTCTAAGAAATTGCGAACTACCTTAGTTAGTTCGTCTGCCTGATTGTAAGTTACTGAGTTCGTTTTCATATTTTTGTCTATTTTTAAAATGATATGCAAATATAAGCATTTTTATTTTTATAGAAAAATATATCTATTTTATTTTTAAGGAGGCTGAGGATGTGTATACGCTAAGAAAGGCAGTGGATTAGACTGCCTTTCAATTATTAAGGTAATTGGGGAGTTAGCAAATATAGAGCCTCTCTTATAATTGAACTCTCCATAGGTTCTAAAGAGGGTTCCTTGTACATTAGTCCACCTTTCTTCTTTTCGTTTTCAAATACTTCATGTATGGCTTGCTTTAGTTTAGTAGCTAATACCTCTGATAACTCCTGAGATTTAAGAGAGGTAAGTAACCCATTTCGTATTTCCCTAATATCCTGGTCATTTTCAGTGATAGGTTTTGCTTCTACTAATTCTTGTATACCCAAGTGATACTCATTAATCAGTTCATACCCCAAATGTTGTAAGTCATTAAAGAAGATACTAAACTCATCATAAGTAAGTCTAGTATCAAAACCTACTCCATGATATAGTTGTACTAAAGGAGTAAGGATTCTTCTTAGTGTATTGAAATCCTTTAGATGGTCTAATTCTATCTCTGACCTAATTGGTACTTTATATACCTTTTCACCCTTCAGTACCACTAGCAGAACCATTAGTCTTGGTGGTAGTCTTTTCTCGTTCATAAGCAAGTTTTTGTATTATAAGTTGTACATAGGTATTCCTTTCCTTATAGATGAACATTACCGAGAGAAGTATCTCATGTTTCGGTAATATCATCTGTATGAAATTGCCTGGAGCAATCACTGTAGCTACTACTGGAGAATCTTCCTGAGAGAAATTCTCCAGTATCATTTCTGCCCTCTTAATTGGTTCTGGCTTTGTTGGGTCCAAAGTTAGGACTGGAGCAGTTATACATTCCTTGATGCCCTGTGTTAAGGCATTATATAACCATTCATCTTTTATATCCTCTACTTGGAGGTTTTTCATTGTAATCATATCCTAAACCTATTTAAAGTCCATACACCCAGGATATTAGAGAATACCCATAGTTCCCAGTTTTTATAAAAGTTATAGGGTTTACTGAACTGGGATGTTTGAAATATTATCTGGCTTGGTGTTCTAGATAACATTTCTGCATGGCAAGTTAATACTCCAGAGGATAATTGAACTTTAAAAGCTTTAATTACATCCTCATCATTTTTAGTCTCTACTGAGGTAAGTAATTTAATAAATTCTACCTCTACACCTTCCGACATTTTAACCTTTCGGAAAGCAAATTTCTCTTTATTCTCCATTTTGTTGATATTTAGATAAGAACTCTTGAGCTAGTTCATCTTGAGTTCTTTCGATTATATTCTTTACGATTGTTTTATTTTCTACTCTAGCCCACATATATAGCATGCCCAATTGAGCATCCATATAGCAATCTATAAGAGATGGGTCCTTTCTAAATACATCCCATTGTTTTACGAAATTCATTCGAACCAAATCCCTATAACCCTGGTCTGATATATCTTCTTGGTCTATATAAGCAGATACCCTTTTTCTTACTTCTAAAAGAATTTTCTCTAAGCTTTCTGGTAATCTAAAATTTTCGGGTAAACTATGATATACCAAATTATTCGGTATTAATTCCTCAAAAGTAAACTGATTATCGAATAGTTTCTTTGGGTATCTACCTGAAAATATCAAGGGTATCTTATACCTTAGCAACGATGGTACTACGTCGTATATAGCATAATGTTTCCGATATTCCTGATAGACATCGAAATATAGATTCTCATCGAATATACCAGATTTCCTCATTATTGCCTGTAAAGTATTATAAGCAGCATTGATATGAGTATTACTCAATTTGAATATTAAGTTGCCATTTTTAAGGGCAATGAGTTCACTACAGCATCTCTTTCGTTTAAATAAGTTCATGTGATTAAAATGTAAAGTCAATGTATATTTTCCTTGTTCCCTTGAGAAATTTTTCGTGATTTGAGTCATCATACTTATGGCAAGCATAAGTCTTAGATGATTTATCATAATGGTCTCTTACCCATACTGGAGCAGTATCAGTTGGTTTTAATTTAAAGTATGTACCCTGATTAACCTTGTTAACCCGAGTCTCTTTGTAAGATGTCTTTGGTAGTTCCATATTTTTGTCTATTTTAAAATTGATATGCAAATATAATTCTTTCTTTTTAAATATGCAATATCCGGATATAACTATGGGAGCTTACTATTTCGGAGGAATTGAGATGCAAATGAGCCATCCTCTTTTTCTTCTTTCTCAAAGTCTTCATATTGATATAACTCTGGGTCTTCTTCGTCTGGGTCTATACGCATTTCGATTTCTCTACGTAGTTCATGATGTTCTTTAGAGAATGAAGACATAGCTCCCTTATAATCATCAGTAATTTGCATTAGCTCTGCTTTATTAAGGTTAAGACCCTCTTTACTTGTATCTACTCCTTCTTGTTTAGTAGCAACTACTTCCGGTAGAGACTTAATGTCATACCTATCCTCCAATAGTTTAGCCTCTTCTGGTTTATCTAATACCCTTTGTGATTCCAATACGATTTGACGTGCCTCTTCAACGGTGATTGCATTTTGCTGTGTTACGTTGTTCTGTTGATTAAATTGGGCAAAGATATTTGTAGTACTTCCTCCAGTAAGATTACGTACTATTGATTGCAGAGATGTAGAGGATTCAAGCTTTAATTTAAGGGCCTTTCCCAGCTCGGCAGATATAAACGGTACGTATTTCCCTCCCTGAGATTCTCTTAGGATATTAACCTGATGGGCTATTTCCATACGGTCTTCTAATGCCCATGCTAGTTGTTCTCCCATTAACGCTTGAAGTAAATCTTCTGCTTTTTCTTTATCCCATATTCTAGAGCTTAATAGCCTATCTCTCATAAATACCCGTATGTAGTTAATATCTATACCCATACGGTATGAGAATGTATTGATATCATAGGTGATACCACATAATACACCATTACCCATCAGCCATTGATTAATAATGTAGTTGTGTATCTTTATCAGAAGTTCATCATTTGGGTTCTTCTGATATTCTAATGCCATTGCAGTAGTCCCCATAGGTCTTGGGAATCTTACCATTTTATTTTCCTTTTCTGACATACAAATGAGATTTTCTGATATCGGAACTTTCATCATAACCCATATACTCTAAATCGAACCTTACATACAGATTCAAAGATAGGTTATAGAAATATCCCTTATATTTTTTCTTACTTACTGATAAATTAAAAGGTTCACCAGAGATTAGGTCCCTGGTGAATACTAAATTACCTTTCCCAGTGATGGGAATATTAAGGCAAAGTTTATAATCTCCTACCTTAAATTTATTCCCATGCAGGTCTGTGATTTCCCTTGCCATAGTTTGCCTTTTTATGGTTCGTAGGTTTTTTGTCTTGTTTACTACGGTTATTGGTTATCCCCTTTTGCTCTTCGATTAATTTCTGAACCTTTGGGAATAACCTTTGCCTTAAAGGAACTACCTGAGTAGCGAAAAAGGCATTCCATAATTTCTGAGTTAATGGTTCTCCTATTTTAAGTTCTGAGATTGCCCAGAATTTAGTTTCGAAATTCTTAACTATTTCCCTAAATCGGTAGTAGTATATATTGCCAGTCTTTTTATCTATCCCAATTGTAGTGGTTTGGCAATAATCTAGAAATTCTTTACCTAATTCGGATATAAACTCTTCCCTTTTAAAATCATAATTCTCTTGGTCGAGCTTAAATAATTTTACGTAATCGATTGCTTCCATATAGATTTAGTTTGTGATTATTAAACGAGGTATACTTTCATCTGTAATTTGAAATAAGTACCCTCTTACATCATCCTCATAATAAGAGGACCAATATGTTCTTCTAACTCTGAAATTATCAAGGATTGCCCCTTTGGGTACTCCAGTAACAAATAAGCAATGCTTAGGCATCATTGGAGTAATCTCAAATTTCCCATCCTTGAAATTACCATAGGTACCGTAGTCGGGCATATTACCCGTAAACCCCGTATTCTGTAATACATCCTGAACCAGAGTAGTTTGGGGTATTTCCTTTTGGTTACATTCTATGGTTAACTTCGATTTGCCTATATATAGGTCTTTAACTATTTCTCTAAACATTTGTATACGATTATATGGGTAATACCATTTTTCTTGAAGTAAAGGCTATTCTGTGAACGTTCCTCTAACTTCTTTAATTCTCTTCGAGATTCAGTACAAATTCTATCAGATTTCCTTAATATATCTGATACATTATCCCAGATGGGTGCCATTGGTTCTACTGGCCCTGCATAGATAACCTTATGTTTAGTTTCTATTTGGGGATATTTAGATTTATACTGATATTTGCCTTTGCAGTAAAGTACGTTATACTTTTCTGGTTCGTTTCTTTTTTCGTTTTCCATTTTTGTTAGGATTAATGTAATCGGATATTTCATCAAGTTGCCCTAAAAGCAATGCCTGAATGAAAAGGTTTATAGGCCTGAAAAAGAAATTCCTTACGTTATCAGTATTTATATACCAATCGTAAACGATAAAGAACTTCTTAATCTTGGAGTGCTTAAGTGAATGTTGGATTAGATAGGACTTACAACATCGTTTATGTAATTCTACCAATTCTTTGTCCTGCTTAAGCATCTCTTTATCAGAGAAGATAGTGTAATCCATTTTGTATGAATTGAGATGCCCAGGTAATTATCCCGGGCACCTGGTTAATAAAGGTTTATGCAACTTGTTCTGGTTTGAGGACTTTCTTTCTAAAGTCCTCGTATGCTTTAGCAGCAGCCTTGAATTCCTTGGAGTTCTGGTCCTTGATACGAGCCATTGCAAGTTCCAATCGATGGAGTTCGTTTCGAGTTTGTTGTCTCCATTTCTTCCGAGCAAGTGTATCAACTACATCGGCAGGGTATACGTATTTAACTTCCCGATTAGAAATTACCTGTTCGATGATGGAGGGTTTTTGTTGTTCCTTAACTTCCTTGACAACCTGTTCCTTTTTGGAAGTTTTGGTTTTAGGAGAGAGTTCTACCAATTTGGCATTGGCAAAATTAGTGGCAGCTTCTTGAGCATCTTGTACTAATTCCTTTTTAGTCTTTTTGGCCTTAGGAGCAGAAGCCTTAGCAGTCTTAGAATTTTTAATTCCTTCAAGTTGTTCGGCAACCTTAGTTGCAACCAGGTTAGTAACCTTTGTTTCATTCTTTTTCATAATGTCTATATTTAAAATGTTAGTAAAATGATTAATTTCTTTTTCTGATACAAATATAAGAACTTTATTTTAAATAGAAAAATTTTATTTGAATTATTTTCTATTTGCTCGGGTTAATCGGCTAAGAAGTCGAAGATTTCTGGAGGATAGTTAATTTCGTCCTCCGGGTCATTTATGTAATCTTCGTAATCCTCGTTATATTTATCGTAAATGTTATCTTGTAATGTATTGGGTACCCTTGTACATCTTTCAGGATATTTCTTTACGAAGTCATAGGCTTCTTGAGTAGTCATTACCTTGTCTGAGGTAAATTCGTAGGTTACATAAGAATAAGTTTCACCCAATCTAGAAACTTCATATTGCTGGTATCCAGATTTCTCAATCTTATAGATTTGATTTTCTGGAATAGTTTCTATTTCTACCCTATACTTATACCATTGTTTCTTTTGCTCCCTTTCTTTTGGTTTAATACCCATGCTATCTTGAAGAGAGATTAACTTGGTTATTGGACTTTCAAAACGAGAAGGAGCAGTGCTCACTTCTACTGGATGAGTTCTATTCTCACCAATAAAGTAAATCACTGCCCCCAAGGTTACCAGGCCCAATATGAATTTAGTTTCTGAGTTCATAACCTGTAGTTTCGAATTTATTTTTAATGTTCTTTGCAAGGTATTTACCTTTTGATTCTGCTTGATGTAAACCGTTGCAGATTTCGTAAGGTACACCATCATAGCGATAAACTCGATTACCTTTAAAAGCAACCCAAAGTTGTTTTTTCTTTGAGTCATAACCAAAGCCCTCAATGTTAGAGGATTCGCAGGGAATCATTTCGACTCCAGTGTTCATTTCTACTGATTCTAAGTATTCGTTCTTTTCCATGTCTATATTAAAATTTTAAAAGTGTTAGTTCTGGGTGGAATTTGAGATTTGCCCTCTGGAAGATTGCCCAGGTACCAAGTACTCCCTGAGAATTAGTATGTACCCATTCATCTTCCATTCTGAATAATATGTGAGAGCATACCAGCATTTGGTATTCACTTAGCATATTTATCAGTTGAGGAGTATTCTCGATTTCCACGTATAATTCAATGTGCTCATCTAGTGCTCGAATTATTTCGTCATCCTCAATCTGAAGGAGTTTTTTGATTAAGTCTTGGGCAATATCATTTCCATTTTTAACGTCCTCTTTGATTGAGTTGAGTGATTCAATCTGAATACTAGCAATGAGCTTTACGATGTCTTTTGTTTCCTTGTCCATAATTAAATTTTCTTTATGCAAATATACTAAAATTATTTTATATAAAATACTCTTTTAATAAATACGGAGGTAAGTGTTAGCGGTTCTTGATTTCTTCCATCTTTTCCTTTATGGAGTCTGGAAATATAGCATCGTTTACCCATCTTAGGAAGAATTTAGAAGGCTTCTTTTCTGGACTTAGAAGCAATTGTCTCTGTTCAGTAGAGAACTTAATCCTTTCGGATTCTAACATATACTTGGGAAGTTTAGTGAATTCTGCTTGAGAGAAGGAGATTACGTTTTTACCAACTTGGGCCCTTAATGGTTTCTTCCTTTCCTTATAGAGATATGGGATAATCTTTTTCGAGGGTCCCCCAAGAATGCTAAAACCAAAGATTACCATTGGGTCAAATTTATCTGCTTTTGGGTCCTTAGCTCGTTTGATACATCTTGCCATCCAAGAGAATGAATTTGGATATTGCTTATTGTCGGTTGCTTCTCCCACATCCCTTTTATTGAACTCAAATCCAGGAAAGTGAAATAGAAAGTCCTCAGTAAGGATAAATACAAATCCCAATCCCCTAAGATATTTAATGATATCTTGTTGGCTTTTACCCTCTTCAATCATTTTCTCTACATCTGCAAGAATGTCCTCCCTTGGTGATTCCAATTCCTTAGTTGTAGACCCTGCAGGTCTTCCTCTGCCAACATTAGGTGCCTTAGCAGGCAATGTACCAGATAACCTATCTAAGTATTCTTTGAAGTTATCAATATCTTGTTTATTAGTAAGAGTTACTTCTACTCTTATGGGACCGTTATGCTGTACCTTTGGACCTGAATTCATCTCGGTATAGGCATCTACCAACCTATCGGATAATGGGGTACCATTCTCTGATAGTGTAGTGATTCTAAGTTTTGGTTTATATACTTCTTGTTCCATTTTCGACTTAATTAGAAAATAAAAGGCCTGAACAATTTTTATATTGCCAGGCCTTCTACCATTATTAACGAATACTCAAAAATATGATAAGTAAAAGTAAAAAGTGCTCTTATTAATCTTCTTCTTTAGCGGCCTTCTTTTTCTTCTTGTCTTTGGCCTTCTTATCTTTCTTATCGGAAGCCGGTTTTTCTTTTACCTTTTCTTCCTTCTTTTTCTTAGTTTCCTTTTCCTCCTTGGGAGCCTTACCTGAAGCAAGTTTTCTTTGCTCCATACGGTATTTTTTCTTCTCAGCCGAAGTCATTTCTCTGCCATCGATGAGAGGATAATCGTATTTGGTAGCTGTTCTACCACCATTTCCTTTCTTTTCCTTTTTCTCTTTGGCAGCCTTCTTCTCAGCTTTTTCCTTCTTCTCTTTTTCCTGGAGTTTTACCAATTTCTTGTTGTTCTCTTGGTCAGCTTCAGGATAGGCAGCAGCAACTTTGTCTCTTTCCTTATTGAGCTTGTTTACAAGTTCGGTAACCTTTTTACCATGTTTCTTGTCTTTGGTCCAATCCTTAGTAGGGTCCAACTTGTTCTCTTTAAGGTAAGCATCCAAAGCTTTCTTAGCCTTTGTGAGTTCCGGAGTCTTGGATTCCGATTTACTCTTCTTTTCGTCTTTCTTAGCCATTTTCATTTATATTAGGTGAATAATTGAATTTCCTATTTACATAATACCATAGTTATACCTTCCTAATTTGGGTTGGGATTTCTTTAATTTCTAGGATTTCTAAACTGCATTGTTTTAAAACTGCCTCGAGTTGAAGTATATCTTCTACCTCTTTCTGAGATAAGTCCGTAAAAGTTTGTTCAAAAGTTTCTTTCTGTTCCCCCCTTATAAAATTAAATTGGGCAACAATATAAGTCCCATGAAGTTTTTTATTCAGGGCTCCTTTAAGAGATATGAGTTTTCTTTTCAGATAATTACTCTTCAACCTATGGGATTGGTATTCGCCTTTCTTACCCTTACTAAGAGCTACCTTTTTAAGGTACGAAACATAATCTAATTCTCTGAGAGTTTGATTAATGTTTCCCACTAATAATCTTAAGTCTTTTTCCATTTGGGTCTTTGCATTACTTGGTTAGATACTTCCTGAGTTTCTTCTGATAGCATTTCTCTTGCCTCATTTATTATATTGATGGCAAGTTCCCTTTCATCTGGTCCCAGGTTTAATTCTTTATCTTCTAGTGCATCAATATAAGTATTTATTAGATTATCCAATGCAAGTATTCGAATGTTCTTTCGAATTGCTAATTTCTCTTCTTCCATGGGTATAAAAAATTAAAGCCCACTACCTTCGCAGGCAATGAGCTTTTGGCTGAACAACGTCCTAAGTGTAGATGTTATTCATATGAACTTAAACTCTAAATTTATATAGCAGACATATGGGATAGTAGTTAGTAAGTTAGAGTTTAATCTTCTGATTCTTCCTCTTCTTCTTCCTTAGCCTTTTTGTTTTTCGGAGAACAAATAACGCCATGTCCTTTCTTAGACTTAACGGTAAGAGTTCCCGGAACGAATGAAACTGAAGTTGATACCGGTTTGCCATCCGTAACCAATACAGAAGTAACCACTACACCCTGATAGCCTTCCTTGTTTTTAACGGCATAACCAAAGTTCATTACCTTGGATTTGTCGTTAATGGCAATAACGTCGATTTGCTTGCTGTTAGGGCGTTGTTCAGCCGGCCGATTCTTGAGTGCCTCTTGACGAGCTTTACGTTTAGCTTCTTTTTCGGGGTCTTTTTCCTTATCCCCTTTCTTCTTGGAGTCTGATTTCTTTGTTGCCATAATTTTTAATGTTTTATAAGTTAATGGTTATTATAAGTAAACTTCTACGTTTATTAATAGTTGATAGTAAAGGTAGGGAAATTTCCCTACCTTCTTTTAAATCTTGAATACGGTTACCAGATTACTTTTTCCCTTTCTTGCCCTTACCTTTGGTTTCTTTCTTTGCCGGCAATTTGAGACCGAGTTCTTTGGCAATTGCTTTACGGAGTTTTTCGACGTCGTCTTCATCGTAATCGTCTGGGTCAGTTTCAAGGTCTTTGTCGTCGCAGACATCCTCAAGTTCTTCGAAGTCCATTTCGGCAAGTTCTTCACCGGTCAGTTCTTCCTCTTCTTCTTCCTCTTCGGAATCATCATCATCATCATCATCCGATTCCTCTTCTTCTTCTTCCTCTTCGGAATCATCATCATCATCATCATCATCGTCTGATTCTTCCTCTTCTTCTTCCTCGTCATCGGATTCAGAACCAAAAAGGTCTTCGGCTTCTTCGGCAGAAAGCATGATAGGAGCAGGGATAATCTTTACTGAGCCGTCTTCGTACTTAATGATGATTGCACCATTGATTTCTGTTCTGGAAACTTCTTTCAGTTCCACTTCTTTTTTCTTCTTAGCCATTTTCGTAATGTTTAAGTTGGTTAATAATTTATTTATATCACTCTGTTATAAGTTTCTTTACCAGTATGGATTTCTGAGTATACCCAGATTTTACTAATTCCTCCTGAGCAATATTGAATTGTTTTATCTCATCTAGAGTTGTCTTTAATTCTAATTGAGATTCAATTGTTATTGCCTGAGAGGCAAGTTCCTTGTCACCTTGATAAGTGACTATCTTAAACTTCTTACCTGCAAATGGGTTTGCTGGTTGATGTGCTGTGATTTTAAAACCTTCGTTATTATTCATTGCTATATTTAATTTTAGTTATCCCAGGAATACCCACCTTCCCAAATACTTCGGTATAGGATTTGTATTTCCCTTTTATCATTGTTTTATAGTTATCGGATAATCGAATTGGGTAGACCCATATTTGATTTTCTATCATCCTATTTGTCATTATATAAGCATAAGACCTTCTAAGTTTAATACTCTCTAATGAAACAAACCCTTGAAATAATAGAGATTTCTTAATAAACCTTTCTTTAGGCAAATACCCTAAAAATTTAAGTGATGCCTCATCGAATATTTCAAGCATATCCCTTTGTGCTTTGATAAATAGTACCTTTTGTATTGGGATGTTCATCTTCTTTCTTAAATATAAAGCCAATGAACTTACCAATGGAGGATACTGCAGGAATAACAGATTGAATTTATTTTTCTCCTCTTGACTCAGCCTGTTGTAAATCCTGTAGGATAGCAAGATTGATTTGTAATCTCTTTTGCCTTGTATACTTGGGAGATATGCCTTGCCGTTGTCCATAGAGTTTGATTGAGTACCTTTCATTGAATTCCTTTTTTCCTTTAGACTTAAAGACTCGGTGCATTTGTACCATAAATCTTCTTCGTCGGTGTTTATCTATGTGATATTCATCGGGCATTATGAACTTCCTTGCTTTTACGAATTTACCCTTAAACCAGAATTTAGTACTACCCTTTTTAAGAAGTTTACCATTCATATCGGATAATTCTCTAATGCCTTGTTTTATAAGTTTCCTCCCAGATATTATATGGATATACTGAAGAACATCTACACCATAAAGATAAACTAAGGTAACCTTTACTTGGTGTCTAGTAAAGTATGGTATACCGGTTAGATGTTTCCTATATAATTTTTTTTCAGTAACAATCTTATTGGTGGTATCTGGTCTCCAAGTCCATATATAATATCTATCTGGTCGTATGGGTCCGTTGTTACTTTCCTTTAGTTTTACCATTTATATTCCTCTTTGCCATTCTATACCAAAGATTGATAGATTTCTCATTTGCTTCGGGGAATTTCTTTTTCATTCTCCGAATAACTCTATCAAGTTCAAAACCTTTTGCAGTTAATTCAAATACATAAGATTTCTTTGTACCCTTGATAAGATTAAATTCATCCCTCTCTCTTGGTGGTTTCTTTTCTCGAGGTTTCTTTATCCCAGGAACTCGTTTGGTTCTTCTTTGCCCATTTTCCCCTTCTTCTCCGAGAAACCCAAGCCTTAATCGAGAATTTCTTAATGGGTCATCTTTCGAATACCCAATATTTTCTAATTGCTTATCCATCCAATCGTCATATTTATCAATTAACGATTTATCGGGCTTTTCTTCTGATACATTGATATAATGTAATAAGTCAAATACCCCAGCAGAACAAGCATCAGGGAAAGGCATTCCTAATATTATTGCCTTTCTCTTTAAATCCTTATAAGTCATGTTTCTCCCAGAAGCACCAAGGAAATTTGATTTCTCCTTGGATGGAGCTTTCATGTCTTTTCTACTCTTTTTTGCCATATCATTAATATTTTAAAAAGTATTCATTTATTTTCTTTGCAAATATAAGAATAAATAATTTAATCTTATCTTATTTCTCTATTTATTTTTATAAAAATCCGAGGTTTTTGCTCGGTTCGCAGCAGTGGATTTAGGTTTTTTATGCTTTCTCTTGATATGTGTGTTATAAGCCATATCCAATTTCTTAATATTGAATTCTATGTTGTTCACTTGATTATAGTTTACTGCTTTTTCCACACAGCAACGGTACTCTGGCCAGAATTTTTGTCCAAGCTTAACAGATTCGGTTTTAATCATGAACTTAGATACCATAAAACCAAAGGTATCAGCATCATCTTTAGTTTTAAATACATACATGTAGAATCTACTAAATTCATCTACTACTTCATCCAAAGGTCTTACTGGTAACAATAGATAACCATCGGTATATAGGTCCTCAGATATTAAAGCTACCCAATACTTTTTCTTTCCTGGTTTTACTTTATACCTAAACCTTTCCTTGAGTTTAGTGTGCATCCAATCTGGTACCCTATTAAGTAGGTATTTGATATATATCTTATCCTTCTTATTCGACCGCCTTTTAAATGCAGATGGCTGTTGTAGCATCCTTGGAAGTATTCTAAAGTTATTCCACCTATCAAATTCAAGAATTAATCTTAGAGTATCTATGTCCCATTCATCCTCAGACTCCTTTAACCTCTTCATGTTTCTCTCTATATTTTTAGAGTTTACCTTTGGGAGTAATTGAGCTGAGTCTCCTGTGAATAAGCTTGCTTCTTTTCTCTTTAATCTTTTCTCTAAACATCCCTCCATATAATCTTGGAAATTCCTCTCACAGGGGCAATCGGGTCGAAAAATAGAAGTGTGTTTCTCAAAAAAATCCGAGAATAGCCTAAAGAATTTCTCTGACCGTTCCCGGATTTCAAGATACTTGTAATGAGATAACTTTAAAATTTCACCAGCTTCCCATGAAGATTTACTTTCTGATAGTTGAAGGAATAATGATTGTTGTTCTTTATCAATTAAACAACTCCAGGCTTTTTGTTGAGCTTTGTTCATAACATTAAATTCTCCTATATCTCATTATACTATCAATTGCTTCATTGGTTATCTGATTAGGGTCATATTCCCCAGAATTAGCATAAAGCTTATCTGGATCATGATTTAAATATACACTATATATAACGTTGTCAAAAGGTAACCATACTTCCATTCTTCCCATTTCAGGGTATATAAGAACTTTTACTCTTTTACAAAGATGGTCAACCTCTAATACTGTAGCATCTACTCCCTCATAAGGATAACCCCGTAATACTAAGTAATCTCCAGGCTTTACATTGACTAAATCATCTACTGAAAACTTCTTATTCTCTCTAGCAATACGTTTAAATCGCCTTACTTCTTTTCTACTACAAGTAGCCACTAAAGAGAAATCATCAAAGTCTTCTGCATTGTCAATCCTTACCTTTTTCTTTCTTGGGTGCATTGTCTCGGTATTACGTAACCAAGTTCTGATACCAGATATATTCCTACGTAACTTATTAAGAAAGGGCCTTGAGAATGCTAATTTAGTGGGCATTCTCATAAAACCATAATTGAATAATACTGGTACTTCTTCGAATACCATCTTACCCTTTGTGGTTTTTCTTAATACGTTTACCATAGGAATAATTGCCTTGATTTGGTCATACCCCTTTTCTTTGAGTTCTTTATTGATTTTATCACAGTACTTCCTTTCAAGGTAAAATATACAATATGAGTATGGGGTATGCTTCTTCATAGGTTACCGGTTTTTAAGAATTAACTTAGCTTGTTTATGTACTAACTTATAGTTTACATTCTTCAATATGTCACTAGCCATGAATACATAAAGAATCTCATCTATCTTTGGTACATCAATTACCATAATATTGGCTTTATCGAATAGGGGTTTATAGAATACGGAAGATAAATCCTTTCCAACTACAAAGAAAAATTCTTCTGAGGGCATTGAATTATATCTCATACAGAGTATAGGAACTTTATTTGCTCTTTTTGCATCCTTAGAAGCTTGTTCCCAGAATTTCAATATATCGCATCCCTTATTACCTAAGAGTAGATGTTCAAACTTAATCTCTTTATAATTCTTGCATTCGATAGATATCTTACATCTATGAGCATGCCTTTCATCAGTACAGGTTAAATCGGAAGTGGAGTCCTTGTTTGAATGCCAAGCTCCACTCCCTGCTCTATTCCTTTCAAATTTGTACCCGGTCCATTTCGTAAAAAACCCGGCAATTTTTCTTTCGAATCGATTTCCTTTATTCTTAGAGTTCATAATATAATGGTGTATTGTATTTTATATACCATTATAGCCTCAACTCCCAAAGAATTTCTTAATTACAAGCTCTAGTTTCTCTGAGGGTATATCAAAAGAAACCTTCTGATAGTCTTTTCTCTTTACTAAAGTAATTCGAGACTTACTGATATTTCTGATTATACTTTTATTTCTAGTACTTCTCCCATCTCTTGACATTTGTTCCATATTCTCTTTATGAGTTCCCCAATATAAATTCTTATAATAATCATGGGTTGAATTATTATCTATATGGCAAACTTCAGGTTTATTCTCAGGATTGGGAATCCAAGCCATAGCTACTAATCTATACCTATATACTTTGACTCTAATATTCTTGGAATCGTATAGCCAACAATAATACCTATTGAACCTATGGTTCAAGTAACATTTTATAACTTTCCCATCTGATAATCTGATTATCTTACCTCTTTTAGAAACCCTATAATTTGGGTAATCAGTTAAATTACTCTTTTTCATAATTTAAAGTAATTGGTACCTACTCAGGCCTTGAGTCTTTTCCACTTGCAGAATTTTGGTATTACCAAGAGGAAGTGAATCTAAGTGGGTTATCAAGAATAGAGTTTTCTCTTTGAATATGTGACGTATTAGTGAAGTAACTACTTCTACATTATCTGAACTTAAAGATTCGAATACCTCATCAAGAAATGCTAAATTAATCCCCTTAGAAGCAGTAAGAGCTTCATTCATTGCAAATGCCATTGCAACATTACATAATTGTTTTTCTCCACCGCTAAGTTCATCATAATCAATTATTTGCCCATCCCTTTCAATAAGAGTAACAAATTCTTTTCTAGCAGTACCCAAATCAATATTAAATTCGATCCTAAATCCCAATACCTCTGAATACTTATCGAGGCATTTATTTAAGAACTCAAGTGATGAATCAAATAGGTAAGCCTTAATCCCATTATTACCCAATGGGTCATTAATTAACCAGTTATAATTCTCTAACTCTAACTCTTTATTGTGAAAGTCTTCATCAACCTTCCGTAAATTCTTCCTAATCTCCTTAAGTTTTTGTTTATACTTTGGAGACATGACCTTAAGCTTTTCTTGCTTGAGCTTAGCCAGGTCTTCGTCAATAGAAGCAATATCAGAAGCAATATCATCACAGTCTGATTTTAATTTCTTATACCTATCATTTACACTACTAAGTTCTTCCAACCTCTCTAAAGCCTCTTGATACTCTTTATCATATTTGTCAAGGTCAGAAAACGCTTTATATATTGATTTAGCATCACGTAACGCACGTTTGTAGTGACCGGCTTCTAACTGTATTACCAATTCTTTGATTACTTTCTTAAGGGGTACATTCGATAAATTCTTTGCATCTTTTATCTTACTCCTCAAATCAAGGATTAGTTCATTTTGTTTTTTAATCTTTATCTTAAGCGAAGCATCTACTTCATCCTTGATTTGTTTTTGTTTTTCAATTAGTAGCTTAGTTAGCTTTTCTCTATCTTGCTTTAACTCTCTTCTTTCTTCTTTGATTTTTTGCTTGAAGGATTTTTCTCTATCTCTCATATCGAAGTAAGCTTCCTTGTTAGCCTCTAATTCTTTCTTAAGCATTTGAGACTCATGCTCTACCTCATTTATTTGAGATATCAAGTTATTTTTATCTTGTAATGCAATGCCTTTAGCAAGGTTTAAGAACTCTAAATCAAATACTTCTTCGAATATCTTTTTCTTATCAGAATTAGATTCTTGTATGAGTCTTTTTATACCCTGACCAAACATGATTGAGTTCATAAACAGAGTATATGATAAACCTATCTCTCGGTTTATAAAATCTTGTATCTTCCCCTTCCCTTTGATATCAACTATATCCCCATCTTTCATGAAGATAAGTCTGTCTTTACCTTTAGCACCATCCTCAAGTACTTCATCATACTTTTGACATCTAACTATCTTATATGTATGAGAATCTTTCTGAAAATATACTTGTACCTTAGTACCCTTGTAATCTTTAGGCCTTACTTGCTTCCAAGTATTTACCTCAGAAACACCCTTTAGGTTTTTCCCATATATTGCCCATACCAAGGCAGAGAGAATAGTTGAATTATGGGTAACTATAAAATCTCTGGTAATATATAGGCCTTCTGAAGAATCTACTTTAATGCACCTACATACCTTTTTCCCTATATATTCAATATTTCTTATGGTATTTACCATTCTATTTCTCCTGGTAAACTCACCATAGGATTTAGTTTTATATTTCCTTAGAAAAGGGTTAAAGGTTAGTCGTATTGAACACACATATGAAGTAGTATACCTACCATACTTAAACCGGGTACTTTCATTTTTAGTAGATAGGCCTCCAAGGGATCTTACCAAATAGCTAATACCATCTCTTAAGTGCTCACTCTTAGATGAATACGTAGAAACCTTTGAGATTTTCTTTTTGGAACCAACACATCCATCAGTATCTAATAAACCAGCTAATAATAATCTACGATTCTCGATTGATGATTTCAAATATAACTCTGGTATAAACTTATCTTTAGACTTACAACCAATTAATCCTAAATCCTTAAGTTCTTTACCTAAACCATGAATCCTAAAGTGTTTAGCCCCTCTTACCTCTGTACCTTCATGAACCAGGTTTGGGTCTGGCAAATATGACCTTAATCTATCAACTATCTCTGGCCAATCCTCTCTATTGGTAGATACTCTAACTGTAGACCTATTACCGGAAATACAACCATCGCCTAATATAAACCCTAATACGTAGGGGTGTATTGGTAATTTAGTATAATTACCATCAATTGGTACGGTTAATGGAGTTGAGTATCTATACTTGAAAGTACCAGGAGCAGTTTTATTCTCAACCTTATAATCCTTTAGTAAAGTCTCGGTATCTAAGGTTCTTAGTCTGTCTTTAGCTTTACCCGATTTGAATACTGACCATAAATGATCTCCAGCACATTCAGTACATGAGCCATCAGAAAAGGTTATTTTGTAAGTATCTAATAGACCTCTATCATAAATACCCAATAGCTTGATAGGTTTACCTGTAACTGGGTTAATTACTTTATCATTAAGAGTTAATTCCCCCATCTTTTTCCAACCATTAGCGGTTAAAACGGGTTCTTCTAAAGGTTGTGCTTTACCTTTCCCATTTGGGGCCTTGATAAGTATGGTACAAGTTGGGTTTAATTGTAGATGTAAGGATTCTATTGAACAAAATCCTTCTGCCTCTAAGTTTAAGAACGTTAACATGACTCAGCCTTTTTAAGTGTTTCAATTAATAGATTAGTTTTAACCTCATCTTTAATACCTTTCTCTCTTAGGTATCTCTTTGCTAGAGACTTCTTAGAAAGTTGCTTAGTAATCTTATGTTTGTTATTAACTGGAGTACTAGCTTTTTGAGGGATTACCGTATAATAATTGCCATCATCATTAATATCCTCTTCCCTTTCTACATCGATGAACTTTGGGAAATTTTTCAAAGGTACAAACTTCAGAGACAAATCTTCATAGATTTTCCAATACCCCAATTCACATCCCCTATCGGTTCTCCTCTGATGGTTAGGGGCTCCAATCATATAAACCTTCTTTGATAGTCTTTGTGGTTTGTGTATATGCCCACATAATACTAAATCAAACTTATTGAGAACATTCACATTTAAGTTTTCTACGGAATCTATTTCCCTACCATCGGTATCTTTTGCACCAGGATAATCGGTGTGTAGTAAAAGAATATTCTTTTTACTTTTATCTAATTCTAACTTCTTTAAGTATTCACTTAGACCCACATTATTATCAATATAAGGAACCCCATACACCATAATATTTTTATATGTAGGGGATAATTGAGTTTTTTCATAATCTAATATCATGATACCATACTTCTCTACTTGATAAAGCCAGCTGAACGGTTTAGTACCAACCTTACTTATTTTCTTAATATCATGATTTCCAGATATGGCATATATCCAAAATCCTTCGATTAGTTCATTATAACATATCTCTGCTAATTCTTGGTCCATTGTTTCGGCCTTATGAAATAAGTCTCCACAAAATAATGCAGGACAGTTAAACCTTCTACATAATTTCCGTATAATCGACAAAACCCTGAAACTATTCAGGGTCCTGTGATTGTTCTCATTAAACTTAGCCCATAGATTTATATGTAAATCTGAAAAGGCTATTGCTATTACTTCTTTCCCCATATCCTATCTAAATGGTAATTGATTTGTTCCGTTCTCATACCTAAATCGAGCTCAGATATACAAATAGTGGGTATTTCCCAATTTGCAAGCAATTCCCCCATAAGAGATGATATCTGAACTTGGAAGAATCTGTTAAGTATTCTCTTACCATTATCTTCCATTGACCAATGCTTATAAGTATCTAGATTTAATGGTAAGAAGATTGCTACATCACATTGATCTTCCATTAAAGTCTTACATTGACAGAAAAAATGTTCCATTTCACATTCTGGTAAAGTTCTTGATTGCTTATACCAAAAATAAGCAGCCAAATCTGCATAACTCCTATCAGTTACGAAGTATTCTCTATCCTTGAATAACCTATTCCTTTTATTCAGAAGTTGAAAATCTGCTTTATACATTGCCTCCGAACCGAGGGATAATATTTCATTATGTGATACCCCTTCAGTAGCAGGTAATAAATCTGACATACTACCAGAAATAAAAGGTAGATCTTCTCTCTTAGCTACATACTTAGCTAAAGTAGTTTTCCCTATACCAGAGGGACCCACAAACATAATTCTCTTACTCATGATGTAATGCTTTAAATGGTTTTATAAATTCATTTGTCAAAAATGATGCTAAAGAGTATTCGATACAAAGCTCTTTGAATTTCTCATACTTAAACTTCTTCTTTGACTTAATTGGTAACTTATCCAATGGATTATGTCTTACAAACCAGAAAAGGTCGATTAACTGTTCATTCCTTTTCCATATTTGAAGATATTCTTTGTTCTTACTCTGGGCAATAAACTTCTCAATTCTACCCTCATCAAGGATTTTCCTTGCTTTTACTGGGCCTATACCCGGGAACCCTGGTATATCATCGGAAGTATCTCCAACCATTGCAAGGTACTCTACCGTTTCATGAGAATGATAACCGAATAATTCTTTGCAGTTATCCATTCTTATCATCTCATCTTTTCTGGGGTTATATATCCTCAGGTTATTTGATAGCAACTGGTTAAAGTCTTTATCCGATGATATAAGTATCATTTTCTCGGATTGGAATTTTTTAATTGCAAGATATGCTAAGAAGTCATCTCCTTCATATACTGTAGATTTCTTTTTATCGAAGATATAATTAATTCTTAGCATACCCAGCATTTTCATTATAATTGCCTTTTGCTTTTGCAATGATTCGTAATCTACAGATATATTTTTTCTATGTCCCTTGTAATTGGGCAATAACTTCGTCCTTACTGGTGAATGACCATTATCGAATGAAATATAAACCTCATCCGGTTCGAACCTTGTAAGATACATATGTAGAGATTTAAAAAATCCGAATATTGCTCCACTTGGTTTACCATCCGTAGATTTAAGTTTTTCGAACTTGTGAAAACTTTGGTGAAGTAAATTACATCCATCAATCAGTAATATTGTTTTCTTACTCATATCATTTAAAATCTAATTCATAAAGTGAAACTTCTTGAATCTTTTCCTCTCCAAGATATACATCTAAATAATTCTCTGGTGGGCTATAAGCATCTAGATACCTAACCCTAGATTCCATTCTCAAATTTTTCTTAAGGTACTCTTTAATTACTTTCTCTATACCTTCTACCTCTTTCTTATTCATCGTCTTCCTCCTCCTCTTCTGAATCTGAATAGTTTTCATATTCTACACCATCGACTGGGAATAGATTTGTTTCTATTTTCTCCAGTTGTTTTTTAGTAGTACCTATGGTATTTACTCCAGCTTTCCGTAAAAGTTTTCTACGAAGTTCATCGTCTTCTTCCAGAAGCTTTTGGAATTTCTCTTCTCCTCTTGCAAGAGTTTTCCCTTTCAATTTATACCCACCAGTAGTTTTTTCGATTACATCGGTATCTACTAATACATCCTCTAAAGCATAGCATCTGTCAAACCCGACTTCGTGGAATTTAGGATTGAAATATACAGGGCATTTGCTGATTGTAGGTCGAGGAGGAGCAACTTTATTTTTAATAAGTCTGATAGTGACAAGTTTCCCAGCTTTCCTTTCTTTCCCATTTTGTTTAATGGTAACAGACCTTCCTGAATAGAAAGCAGCTCTGATTGAAGCGTAGAACTTAAGTGCTGCACCTCCTGTAGTTGTTGTGTTATCTTTTCCAAATCCGACATTCAAAGCAGTTCTTAATTGGTTAATATAAATCTGAGATACTCCCAGTTTGTAGAATAATTCACTTCTGATACGAAAGTATTTATAAAGAGCCTTTGCTCTACCTCCCATTTCTGCCTTACCATCAACCATCTTAGCATCTATATTATCAGTACAGTCAGTAGCTGCAATGGAATCGATTACTAAGAGTATCGGTTCATTGTGAGTTAATTGAGAACGTAAATAAATTGCTAAGTCTGCTACTACGTCTGCAATATATTCAATACGGGTATCATTAACAATAGTTACTCTTGCAGGGTCTACTCCATTGATTTCAGCCCATGAATTCATCCAGGATTGTTCAGCATCTACCCATATCACATGACCTCCAAGTTGTTGAGTAGCATAAGCAAAGTTATAAGCCACTAAAGATTTACCAGAGGATTCCTCTCCAGCAATCTCAACGATTTTACCATAAGGAATACCCTTACCGAATAAGTAGTTCAAAGCAAAGAAAGTAGAGGGTATATATAAATCGGTATCAGTTACTTCTGAAGCTAATTTAATCATACTCCCATATTTCTTTGCCATCTCATTTGCTGTTGGTACTTTTAAACCAACCTTAGATTTCTTTGCCATAATGTAATGTCTTTAAACTAAAGAAGGTGATAACAGAACGAATCTAATTACCACCTTCGAATGAAACCATATTACTAACCCTTAAATATCCGATTTGTATTTTCTTTTCTTTTTCTTAGGTTCATCATCTTCCATGTAATGGTCTTTGTGAACTCCCTTTTTCTTTTTCTTCTTGGATTTATCATCCTCATCATCATCTCCATGGTCTTCATTTAGATACTGTGAAAGTAAATCTTCCAACTCATCATAGGATTTGATTTGAGAACGAACTATCCCCTCAAGGTCAATTGTACCTTGGTATTTCTTGTCCAACTTAGTTGGTTTGCAAGCACGAGCAGAATAAGTGGTGTCTAGTTTACCAGACCCTGAACGTATTATCTTAATATCATAACCAGTTTTTGGGTCGGTCATATCACCTGCCTCATCTTCATCAAGGTAAAGGTCAATGATATCCTGGTATACTGAGCGAGGAACTAAAACTCCCTTATCTTTGCCTTCGTAATCTACCTTACTACCCTTTTCATCTGAGTAAATGATACCACCGATAACATATCTTCTTCTTGGTACCAGGTTCTTGGCAAGTTCCTTGTCATCTTCATCCTTGGAGTTTTTCAATTCTTGGTATTTCTCCATGAATGGGCAAGGTTCATCAAAAGTAGCCGGAGATATAACTCCTCCCAAATTGCCACCCAGGTAGAATTGAATAATTTCGATACCCAATTCTTGGTCATCACCTGGAGATTTAATTCTCATTCTCAGAGTTCCCTCTTTTGGATATACTAACCCACTACCATTTCCCTTGGATTCTAGCTGTTTCTTTCTAGCTAGCATCTTTTCTTTTGTAGAAAGTCCCTCTGATGAAACTTTCTTTTTCTTCTTGTCTTTTATCATAATGATTAGTTTTAATTATTCGGTTCTGAGTAAACTACTTCGTTCATACTCAATACGGTAAGAACGTTTTTCTCTAAAAGTTGTTTGAGAGCAGGAGATAGTTTGTCCGTTTCGAATTCAAGTTCTTTACCTGCATACAAACCATAGGTAACTATTCTACCTACAGCAACCAATTCTCGGTAGGTTTTGTATTCTTCGGTAATTTCCCCACTCTTTACTACAACCCCTTTACGAGGAACTCCCTCTTTTACTTGTTCAGGGATAATCAAACCGGATTTAGTTTGATTTACCTCCTTTGGAGATAAAATAAGTACCCGGTTTTCTGTTGGGCATCCGGGTAATTCTTGATTAAATTTCTCAGCTACAAGAGGTGAGATAAATGTCATTGAATAATTCATATTCTAATACTGTTTTTAAAAGTTAGTAATTAATTATAGTTCAATGGGTTAACCCTTTCTTAGATTCGCATTAATAGTTCTTAGTATATTCTCCCGACTCTCATAGGCTTTACATATAGTTATGAACTTATTTGCTTTTTCTACAGCTTTCAAATACCTTTCATTGATAGAAGAGTATTTCTTGTTAAGGTTTGCCTTATGAGATACGTATTCATTATTCCATCTCTCATTAGCATCCTTATAATATAACCAGGCATTCGAATAAGCTTCTTCTTTTTCCCTTGCTAGAGCATCTCTTTCTTTTATATACTTATCTCTCAGGGAAGCAAGTACATAATAACTAGAAGGAGATTCTCGTAGCTGAGAATTAATGATATTCTCATTGATAGATAATTCTTTTTGAATATCAATCTCAATAAGTTTACCTTCAAATTTAACCTTTAGTTTCTTTAGCTCCGTCTTCATAAACTTCTAATAGGTTTTTAAAGTCTTCTTTACTAAATTCTCCTTTGCTTATTGCTTTAGTTACTTGAGCAAAAGCCATTTGATAAGAGAGTTTCATACCAGGCAAATTAAGAAGAGATTTATAGATGCTTATCTTATCTACCAAAGCCATTAATCTTAAGTCGCATAAGTTATCAGTACCACCTCTATCGAGTAAGGCTAAAAATGCAGCCCAATAAATATGGGTGGCATCTTCATAAGCAAGTTTACCATCCTCATCCGTAGCCATTACTTTAAAAGCCAATCCCTCTAAAGTAGTAAGATTAGTTTGTACTTGAGATAACTGGGTCTTTAATCGGTTAAGTAACATCTTTTCTTGTCCACTCAACCTTAGATTAACCCCATCTAAATACTTAAGTAAATTTTCGATAGAATAACCTAAGCAACCTGCAACCATATAAGTAAGGGCAGTTAACTTACTTGCATTATCAATCTCTTTCTGTGTTGCCATAATTCCATAAATTTATATTATTTATGTAGACATAGTATCTTCTCTTTTCACTCCTGTAATGGTAGATACTGAATCTGAATGCTTTATATTAGTTTTACAATTAGGACATTGTACTATCCTAAAATAATCCCCAGATTTATTATAAACCCCAAAAGTTTCACTGGTATCATATTCAAATTCGCAATCACATACTGGGCATTTAGCCCTCCATACCGTGGGCCCGTTTAAAATCTTCTTCATTTCCTTAGTTTTATGTTATTATACCGTAATATTTTATATAATACTCCAGTTGATATACCGAATTCTTCTAGTATATCTTTTCTTGGTATACCCTCTATATACCTAGAAATTAATAATTCTACATTTACCCTACGTTCTCGTTCTTTACCAACAAAATAGAATCTTTTATCTTCTATACACTGACCCATATTCATCTTAGCTGTACACCAATATAAATTACCTACCCGATTATCCTCTGGATTGTTATTTTTATGACATACTTGAGGATAATTGTTTGGGTTAGGGATGTAAATAGAAGCAACTAACCTGTGTCTATAAAAGTTCTTCCGTTTACCACCATCTCCTACTAAAGAGTTAGATAAATAACCATTATCTTTCATAGCAGGTTTTACTAATTTCCAACTACCAGTAAATTTCGAGTATAATTTTCCAGTACGGGATATGTAATAATTACTAAACCCAGGTATATTACCCTTTTCTCGATTTTTCATATTCTCGTTGATATTTATGGATTTCCCTTTTATATAGTTCCATAAATACTTCTGGTGAAGCTGCACTAAAATTACCAATTTTACGAGTCTTAAACTTATGGTATTCCTCCATATACTCTTCTACCGAAAAGTCTGGTTTTAACATTCTAGTATAATCATATCCGGGCATAAATGGTAATTCTTCTGCCATAGACCGGCCTATTGTAAAATCCATTGATAGAGTTACGTCATCTACTTGAAAACCGAAATACTTCTTAGTACTTGGGTTACGTAGGATATTCCAAATGGTATATACAGTCCATGTATTTATATCTTCTGGTTTAGAATACATATATACTGCATCATGTACCGTACAAGCTTCTTTCATCATTGGTAATTTACCTTGTCGCATTAACCAATAAACAAGAATAGCTCCGAAGTTGGTCATATTTGCTGCAGCACCTTGACATGGGAAATTAAGTCCCAAACGAATAGCATAAGCAACTTCTTGTTTGTCGTTTGAGTATATCTGGGGTAATCTTCTCTTAGTACCAAATAACTGGGTATAATACCCATGCTTACGAAGAAATTTCTCTTGCTTCTCTTTGAACTTAAGTATCTTTGGATGTTTCTCAAAGAACTCCGCCATTTCTTTATGGGCTTCTTCTTTAGTAACTATAATACCAGCTTTTGGGTCGGATAGTTTTACTGCAAGTAAAGCTTCCCCAATACCATAAATCAAACCGAATGCAATTTGCTTAGCTTGTTTTCTTCTAGTCTTCCATAGTTTATGGTCTGGATGATTTTCATCTTCATATATCCTAGATGCTTCTTCAATTGATACCCCATATTTTGCTGCTGCTATACCCAAGTGAGGGTCAGCCCCCTTTGCAAAAGCATCAAGGTATGTTTCATCACCCGATAGATGAGCCATCATTCTTAACTCTGCCTGTGAGTAGTCAAATGCCATATATAAATATCCCGGAGGAGCAACTAATTGTTTCTTGATATTGGGGTCTACCGATGTCTTTGGTATCTGCTGCATATTTGGGTCTGCAGAACTAAACCGATTAGAGTCTGTACCATGTATATTATACCTACCGTGTAATCGGGAATCATCTTGTACTTTTTCCCACCATCCATAAATATAGGTCTTATACATTTTCTCTAACCCTCGTAATTCAAGAAGCTTATCAAGAAATATTGCCTTTGGTGAATCTTGCTTTTTAATTGTTAGCCTAAGATTAGTAAGAGTTTCTTCATCAGTACTTGGTTTACCAGATTCATTATCCTTAATTACATCGAAATGAAAGCCATCTTCTGAATACATCAATGCAGGTAAATCAACGGGACTACCCAAATTAATGGGCCTTATTAATTCTTGTTCTTTTTTAGTTGTGAATATACCTGCTTTGATATTTGAAATTTTCTGTTCCCTTGATGCAATCTTCCGTTTATCCTTTGGGTCATTATAATCTAACTCTTCAAGTTCATCTTCAATAGACTGAATATATTTATCAATCTTTTCTTGGTTATACTTCTTTTCGAATTTCTTTACTCTTGGCAAAGCGTATATTGCGTCTCTAGCAGCATCTATTTTTGGTTTATATTCTTCCAAAAGCTTTTTATTGAACTCGGTATCTAGATATAAACCCTCCTTTTCTACCGATGTTAGTACTCGTGAATTACACATGAATAAATTACGGAATACCGAATACATACCTAAATCCACCAACTTCTTCTCAAAGAATATCATTAACCTAAGTGTATAATCCGTATCTTGACATCCATAATGGCAAAGTGGGTCTAATTCTTTTTTATCCCAAGGTATCTTATCAAAAGCATCTTGTTTCTCATAATTACCATACTCAGGCAAATACCTTCTTACCATTGATTTTAGGTCATGAGGTTTTTCCTCATTAAGAACATATTTTGCAAGCATACCATCTAAACAAGTACCCCTATAGAATATTTGATACTTTTGGTTTATCTGGTCATCAAACTTCCAGTTCCATGCAACCTTTACAATGTCATAATTCTCGATTACCTCTTCCCCAAATTTCTTTAGCATCTTTTTCCAATTCCAACCCGGTGAAGTATAATCTTTTGTTTCGAAATGGTCTAAAGGAATGGAAGCACCAAACCCCGGCATCCAGGATACTGAGAGTATAGTTGGCTTAAAACCCTTATTATATATAGGTTCTGCATTTGTTTCGTAGTCACAGCAAGCATAACCCGTAGCTTTACAACAAGCAATAAGTTTCTTAAGCTCCCTTTTATTTCTTATTATTGTATATCGTGTCTCCATTATCTAATTATCTAATTCCTTTCAATACTTGATGAATAAAGTACCTAGAATAACCATACTTAAGGGATATTTTCTTTATACTAAACCCATTCTCTTTATAATCCTTCATTATAAACTCCCTTTCTTTATCAGAAAAGGTATGTATATAATTAGAACCCTTAAAACCTAACTCATAATTATGTTTCAGATTTTCTGACCTTGAAACGGCTCTTAGATTTGATACTCTGTTATCGGTTTTTATACCATTTATATGGTCGATATCATATCCTTTTGGTATATTACTAACCCAAGCTTCATATACTAATCTATGTATATAAAACCTCTTTCTAAAAATAGTACATTGTAAATAGCCATTAGATTTTAACGATACTGACCTCTTTCTCCAAGTATTTGAAATTACATGAGTAGTACCTTTCCTACCCTGGCCTTTTCCTTTAACTCCTACCCTTTTAAGAGAAGTAAAAAGGATACCCCTTTTAGATATATAATATCCAGGGTATCCTTTTATATTTGAATATTTAGTAGTCATCTTTCAAATCCTCTAAATTACAAGATAAGAAATGCCAATCTTTTTTGTATATATGTAATGAGTCTATGGTATGATATAAATACCCAGGCTTTACTCCTACTTCTTGAGCTACGTATTCCATTAATCTCCAAGCTAAATAGATATCATTACCGAAATGTTGGGCAAAGTCCGAACTTCTTTGGTGATAGCAAATATGTAATACCTTCTCTCCTTTACCATTCTGACGGATAAGGAAATCATAATACATTGAGCAAGGTATACGTTTACTTCCATCAAGGAATCTTAAATCTGTACCATGGAATATAGGGAGTACTGCTTTACGAGTATCATTATCCCTCTTAAGAAGTTCAATAACTGATTGCATTGCTGAATCACAGTTAAAAGAAGTACTACCATAAATGTCTAACGAGTTCCAAATACGCTCTGGGTAGGTGTAATCAAACTTACCATTCACCAAAAACTGTTCCCATAAATCTTTTCTCAATTCCCAAGCTTTACCTGGATTTAAATCATACCAACCAATTCTTTCTTTAAACTCGGCATCTGCCCATTCCTTTGAATGAGAGAATATGAATAACCATACTGGGTCTCCAAGTGAAGTTAAACAATATTGTTGGCAAATGAGTTCTTTTGTAATAAAATCCTCATTACCTTCAATCACTTTATTTTGATAGGTCTTTGGTTTTACAGTTTGACCATAACTGTTGAGTTCTCTGCCCATTTCGGACATTAACTCAAAACTGTTAGAATATATCCTCATATAATATAAATATTTAATTGTATGACATTGTAGAACTAACCCAGGTCATATGCCAGTAGCGATATACAAAATCATCAAAATCCTCTACCTCTTTTAATAACAAGGGTATATCTGGTTCTCCCCCGTTCTTTTTAATCTCAAAAACTTGGTAATAGAATTTGTTTACTAATCCTATACGCTTCTGATTTAAAAATTCCTTAGCTTCCATTGTTCTTTTGTTTTAAAAGTTTCTTTTTATAGGCTTTACGTTGAGAGTAAGAGATTACATTCTCCGGGTATTCTATATCCTCATACTCGAGAAGTAATTCTTTTGCTTTCATTGATTTATATGTTTCCTCATATAAATCTGGTCGAAGCACTTTAAAACTTCTAAAGAATACCTTGAATGAAGAGAATTCCTTCTCTGTGCCCTTTTGGAATTTTTTCCATATCTCTTTTATCCTCTTATTCCATGAATTCTCCTCTGCTCCTTTAAGTACCTTCTTCAAAGGTTTATGGGTATGATACATTAGAAGTGTCTCCACATTTCCGTACATTTGAGTCGCAAATAGGTTGATTTGTACTGACTGGTCCGGCCCATATACGTACTCTGACATTCGTTGAATTAATAGGAAATCGAATATTAACCTCTTGGTAATCTCCGAAGCCCGAACTACCATTGTAATAACTGGGATGTCTTCCCCGAATCGTTTTGAAAAAGTCGCAGCTATTAGACATTGTTTACCATTATCATGATGATTATTGAACATATAAGTTATATTGTAATTCTGATTGTACTTATTTCTCAGTACTCTCAGTTTACTACGCAACAAGTCAAGCTTATTAAAATCTATGTAGTTATTCAATAAGCTAGTCCACTTAGTTTCTTTATAATTGAAACACCGCCCATAATCAAATTCTGGGTCTACCCATGCTTTTCGTATTTTTATAAATACATTATACACTACTGCTACCCCACTATTAGCCATAGCTCCTTTCCCAAATAGGATTGGGTCTAATCTTAGGAATCCCTCATTGAGTTTTTCCCATGCTTCCTGTGAAGTAGCAAATTCTAACGAATGGAGGGACTCCTCCGTATTAAGTTGAAGCCCCTCTAATTTCTTATTCCAACCCGACATATAATTGGCTGATTTTTAATTGGTTACTAATAATTTGTAGTTTGCCTCCATAAATTGAGACGTTGTTTTTTAAAGAATAAACTAAATAATCCACAAGGAGTAAACCCATTCATGGCTAAGAATCCCATATAGAGATAGAAAGCTTTTACTAATGATTCCTGAAAATCTATTTCTTTGGTCATTACTTGAGTTTGTTTCCAGGGTCTACATTTAAGGAAGTTCCTTGCTTTATTGAGTTCATATATTACTTCCCATAAATATAGCTTCTCATTTTCATGAGATATCTCGCTCATTTCATGAAAACCTGGGGTATAAGAAACTATCTTATCATATTCTGCTCTATCTTCTCTTGCCCAATCAGTTGGACTTAATATAGGGTATTTCCTTACACTTCGATGGTCTGGGTACTTGATGAGTAAGTCTTTGACTCCAATTGCCATTACCTCAAATAAACTCTTTGCATCTTGGTATTTTAATATATCTTCTGGCAATATATTAGAATACAAAAGCAAAGTAAAGAAGAATCCCAAGGCATCTGCTTGTTCTTCATTTGCATTTGCTAGATGATTTAATACCTGAGTATATTCCTCTGAGGTTAAGCAATCATTATTCCATCCATAATCACGATATATAGATACTACTTCATCGGTAGATTCGAATCCTTCGGTTAATTCCTCAATAACCCTACCAATAAAATCCTTTAGGATAACTTGGTTCTTTGGGTTATTTATATCTAAAGGATAATCTGGTAACTTCTCTATAGATTTATATCCAGAGAATTGTTCTATCCCAAGATCATACATTTCCTGTAGTACCCGTGCCTCAGTTTCTTCTACCTGAGGCACTTGTTCATTTATATTCCTGATGTCCATGATTATTTACTTCCTGATGAACCAAAACCATTCCCTCCTCTACTTCCCCACATCTGGGATTCAGTATAAAATTCCTCTTGTTGAATCTCTTCTGGTTCAGTAATATAGATAGGTACATGAATAAATTGTACCAGCTTCTGGCCAGCTTCAATAACCTGGGCTTCTTGAGAAGTGTTGTATACTCCAATGTGTATCTCTCCAACATAGGGAGAATCCACTATCTCGGCAGTAAAGATTAATCCTTTCTTAGTAGCTATACCAGATTTGTTTGCTGCCATTAACATAGATGCAGGAGGTTCTAGCAAACCTTTGATACCCGATGGGATAAGTATCCTATGCCCAGGTTGTAAAGCTATATGCCTTACGAAATGTTCACTAAAGGGTATATCCAAATCATATCCTCCTGAATCAAATTCATTCTTAGAGTGGATATCCTCTGAAGTCAAGTTGGTTGGTACATAAAAATCTAACCCAGCATCATTTGGGTTTGCTCTGTTGGGAGATACTACCTCCCTTACTTTGATAAATCTAAATCTGTTCATAATATATTACATTTACGTAAAAGTTGTCCAAAGGTTAATTTCTCGGGTCTAGAAACATGTACTCCCAATGAATTACACATCCTGATTACATCAGTAGAACCCTCCATACATAAATTAGCAAGTACATCCTCTTGCTTTACAAAATAGTTTGGGTTGTTAAGGTATACCTTGAACATAGCCCATATCATCTCTATTGGTTTCATTATTTAGTACACTCTTTATAAAGTTCTCTAATACGTTTTCTTGGTACTTCGAATTTCTCAACGGTTTTGGTAATAACCTCTTTTCTGTCTTTCCCTTTCCGAATCAAGCCTCGGATGTATTTCTTGATACCAACTGTATCTTCAAGTACATCCAAATCCTTGTATTGATTCTTCTGTTCTAGCTCTTTCCTTGTGATATTCAAGTTCTGAGACATCTTGAATGCACATAGCTCTGAGTCTCCGCATAGTTTACATTCCTTAGTTGATAAATCATATCCAATACCAAAGCAAGGGTCTCCATTAGTCCCCAGAGTACTTACATCTATGGGAGTAAGAATATCTTGCTTCGATAAGTCAGGAAGTTGTTTCTTTTTCTTAGCCATTATATATCTTTTTTACGTTTATAATAAATGTATATCTCACTGTTATCTTCTATGGGAACATAGGAATAACCGATGTTATTTATAAATAGTTCCCTGAGTTTATATAATTCTTGGTATGAATTTCTATCATAGCTCTCTTGACATACTTTGACTACCATACCATTACTCCAGTACAAACAAAAGAAATGAGTAAAACATTCGGGGGTATTTTGAGAAGTTTCCAAGTTTGATATCCATATCAAATCTCTACAGTTGAATACATGTTTAGGATTATGTACCTCTCCCACAACAAGAGACTTAAACGACTTAAACCATTCTTTAATCTTCTTCATCATAAGTGTAATTAAGGTGTTTACAATTAGGACAGACCCATTCTTTGAAATGCCATCCTTTGATTTCCAAATCCTCTTTATGAAAACGTTTCTTACATGAATGGCATTGATAACCATCCTTAGAAAATATGAAGTCTAAAGCGAGTATTATTATCATAATAACCACCGCTGTAATTAAAATATATTTCTCCATCACTGAAAGCCTTTAATTTTCTTTTTAGTGTTATTGGGTTTTCCTTAAGAGTACCCAGCAATAAATACCTGATGCAGAGATTTGGATTATCTTCCAACCATCTGATAATAGAGTAGTTAGTTTAGTATCATCTTCATCTCTGATACATATTAGTTTATCATTATTCATAATGCCCATATGCTTATTGATTGTAATCTTCTTTTCCTCCTACGGAGAAAAAGTAAATACTCATAGTACTTCTAGTTAACTCTTAATAAGGCTATGGTTAGGATGTTTCTTCCATAGCTTATCTAACAGTATTACTTTCAATTCTTGTCTCTGATAATATTGCTTCCGATGTTTACCGTGCCTATCTAAATAATTCCCAGGATAATGAAGGTCATCAAGGTATACCTTATTTTTGGATTCATCGGTTCTTACCAAACGACCAAGGAATTGAATGGATTTTTCTTGTGAATCCATACTTGCGGTATTGAGTAAGTACCTAAGCTTAGGAAAGTTTTTACCTCGAGCAATGATTGTAGTTGATACCAGGATATCTATTTTGCCTTCCCTAAAATCCTTCATTATTTGTTGTCTTAACTTAGAAGGAGTATTAACATGCACATAGGCAATATTATAGGCATCGCCCAGTTTCTTTTTAAAGAACTTATATAGATTTTCACAATGTGCAATATGCTTGCATACTACGAGAGCAGGGTATCTGCCTTGATTAAGGTTCCATAGTAATCTATTATAAGCCATTAACCAAGCTGTATAACAATTGGTGATTGAATCATCGTATATTTCCTTATAGGAAATACAATCAGATTCCCAATTACCATACCAGGGTTTACCAGGTACCATCTTTACAACGGTTTTTGTTGAGTAACCCTTTTTGATAGAATCCTTGAGTTTGAACTCAGCAATCACTTTACCAAAGAAACATTCAAGGTTCATATTCTTAACCCTATCCTTAGCAAGCTTACTCATATAAATCGTACCAGATAATCCTATACGAATTCTGGTATTAAATAACCGAGTGATTACATTCTGATATTGCTTACTACCTCCTTGGTCAGCCTCATCTATAAGTACCATATCTATTTGAGATAATTCCTTTTGATAGAATCTCATATTTCTCGAAATAGATTGAACCATACCTATAGTAAAGTTACTCCAGTTTAAAACCTTGCCTTGAACAAAAGTGATATCTTCTCCGGGAAGATATTGCTTAAATTCTTCTCTAGCTTGATTTAACCAATCCGAATCATTAGTTATTAGCAAAGTCTTTAACTGCTTCTTATAGGATAAATATAAAGACGACATGATAAGTGTTTTACCTGCATTAACAGTGTAATCTAATACGCCAATATGAAAAGGTGTATTCCCTATCTTATTATTGATAACTGCCTTAACAGCTTTCTCTTGCTCTGGTCTTAATTTATATTTGCCTATATTCGTAACTACTTTACTGACTTTAGGTAAAGGTTGTCTCATATCTACAACTTTAGGTTTAATCCCCATCTCAATACACATATCGTATACTTTGGGAAGTAAACCTATTTTAAATTGCCCAGTCTTGGTGATGTAATGAATCTTACCGTCCCAATTCTGCATACCTCTTTGCCTTGTACGTAAGTAGAAAGCATTTGGATGTCGAATAGCGAACTCATTATAAAGTTTTTGTGCGAACTTAAGAGGTAAGTCGAGTTCGCACATATTTCCATTCTGTATGATTATCCTACTCATTTGATAATTACCGTTACACCTTTAGTAGATTTATCCATACCCATTGCTTCCTTGAGAAGTTTAATATGATGCTCCTCATCCGCAATCAATTTCTCAAGGAAATAATTCACGTCATCGTAATCTGGGCGTTCTTCGTATTGAGCAATTGCTCTTTGAATTTTCTTATAGTGACCAATAGTTTCTATCTCGGAATTCAAAGCAATCTTTAAAGCTTGTTCCCAAGTAGAACCAATCTCAATCGTAGGATTAATATTCATGGTAGAGTAATCCTCATAGGGATCTGCCTTTTGTAAAAAGTCCGATATCTTATCAAGGTGTCTCATCTCTACCAAACCAATACCCAACATCAATTCTGATATTTCTTCAAATCTAGAAGACTGTTGGGTATACATAATGATGGCACTTAGTTCTGAGAACTTGGCATTCTTCCAAATCACATAGAACATATTAATTATCTCATCAGGCCATGGTTCGATATCCTTAAAATCTGGATAATCCACGGATTGGTCTGAATACTTGAGGACATCTATAAAAGCATTAGCTGCATCCTCTACTCTGTTTCCGAAAAATTGTAAACCTTTCATATCATTTTCTTATTTTAAATTTAGTATCTCTAGTTCTTGGAATCCTACGTTCCCTTAAGATCGAGGTAATACAAGAAATAGATACTTGATATTTGTTACTTATGTATTTTAATGGGAATCCTTTTATGTAGTCTTTAACTACGGAATCTCTAATTGTATCTGGCTTTTGTTGACGAGATAAGAAGACTTCGTTTTTAAAAAGCCTACCATCCGATAAGCATTGTTTAATATTTTCTTTCTGGGTACCCCATTTTAAATTTCGATAATAATCATTAGCCGGATTATTATCTAGGTGCATTACTATGGGTAAATTCTCTGGATTAGGTAAATAAACTGTAGCTACTAGCCGAGAAATCTTACAAAGTTTCCTAATGCCACGAGAATCCCTTAGAGTACATTGATACCTGTTCCACATTTTATTAAGATGGGGCTTTAATTTTTTCCATTGCCCATTTTTACGATTAGACCAAAGTCCTCCCCTTTTACTAATGTAATATCCGGGGAATCCAGGTATATTATCATATTTCGTCATACATTCAGCTGTTTATAGAATCCCAAAGACTCCCCTCTACTTGAGGCTCGTCTAAGGTTCGTTTATCTTTATTTTTATATAAGTATTTATTATATCTTTCGATAGCCTTATCATTATACATCTGACTTGGTTCTGGTAATCCATTACACCAAGCAAGAGCTTCGAACTGGGCATCCAAAAATTGAAATACATTCCAATCCTTTTCATCCATTAGATTATGAATCCTAAGAAAGTGAACATATTTCTCTGGCTGATGTTCATAAGATTCATAAATACCAGTAACACTAGCAACCCTTTTTATGAATTCATCATGGATGTCTTTGGTAAAGCCTGGGTCCTTATCCCCCTTGAGTTCTAATTCGGCCTCTACCTGATTAGTAATGTTCTCCTGCATGGATAATAACCTTTGCATAACATTACGATAATCAGTCATTCTCTTTAACCCAGTCTCAATGTATTTAATAAAACCTTCCCGGGTATCAAATTTAAAATCTTCACAAAAGGTATTACATACTTCTGCAAGCTTTTTACAATTTGCCCATTCTCGGGAATTACTCTCATTTATTTTACGAACTCCCCTATGCTTTAACTTTATACGAGTTGCATATAAAATATCAGCAACAAGGGCAGCATCCCCCTTAGATGCTAGTAAAATGTTATTAACTCGCTTAGTATTCTTATGGTTAGAAACTAAGACTGCTCTATGATTTATTGCCTTTTTTCGAGCAATAACAAAAAAAGCCTCAACTGGGAAGTTATCTACCTCTAGGGTATTTAATATTTCCTCAAATTGAGACTTAGTTATATGGATAGATGGTTCACGCATAAATATATTATTTTATAATATAATAGGAACTCCCTATTT